AACACTATTTATCCATACTTCATCTCCATTTGAATATCCGTGTGAGTTAGATGTAACTACAGCAGGATTTGCTTTTGTAATTGCTGTTATTGTTTTATTAGCTTCTGTTATTTGTCCACCATCTTTAAAAAATCTAATATATTGATGCCCTAATTCTAATACATATGCTTGTGTAATATTAAATTCAAAAGATATTAGTCTAGTAGTTTTTGTACTATCTTTTACTTCACATACAAATCTACTACCCGATCTTCTAGTACAACCACCTTGTGGAAATACTGTCATATTTTGCATGGTATCTACACCATTATTATATTTTTTAAAATCTACTTGACCATGTAGTTTTGGTGTTAATTCACCAGCAGTAAAATTTGTTTGAAAAGGATGTACTCGTGCCATTAATCTTTCCTAAAGTCAGTAAAAGTATCAGAAACAAGATCATCAATAAACCCTTCTTGCCCATCTATACTTCTTGCTTCGGAAAGTTTCTTTATGTAAATTTTTTGCATATGGGTTTGCAAAGTCGTACTATTAGTTACAGGATATGCTAAATCTGTAGCTAATTTTTGAGTTAAAACATCTACAAACATAGGATCAAATAATGTTGTATCTGTTATTTTTGCAACATATAAAATTTTTGCTGTTCCTTCATCTGTAAGTAATACTCTCCCATGTGTAGAATTATTTTCTACTTTAAAAATATAATCTTCATATTCACTAGATAATACTCTTAAACAATCCGCAGGTAATGCGTAATGATGTGCAAATCCATATGAAGGTGTACCCGATAATTGGGCCAATGTTGCTCTTCTAATTGCGAAATTCCAAGGATGTGATCTTAAAACTTGATCTCTTGTGTCTGCATAAAATGCATTACACAATCTAGCTCTTTCTGTATCATCAGTTAAAGTAGTAATAGGATCATCTCCTAATCTTCTTAATGCGTTTGAACAAATTGATACTTCTGTAGCCATAATTATAAAATACCACAAAGGCGGCAAGAAATCAATCTTATCCGCCTTTGCTTCTGTTTAGTTAATGATTAGTCAACTACATAGAACATTTCGCAAGAAATAGTACCTGTACCATTTCCACCTGCTAATGTAACTGTAATCGGTAATCCGTCTTGGTTAGCATCAACTTCACTCATAGCTAGTTTAGCCATAGTAGCAGGAAAAGCTGTAACAGCATCTGATGTAGAAGCCGCCGCCGCTTTATACGCATCTACATCTGCTGAAACCGAAGCTCCCGCTGATGATGTATGTGCCGCATAACCTACTGATAAGTTTGTTGAACCACCCAAAGCATCATGTCCTAAATAACCCGCAACAATCCTTGCACCGTTAGGTAAATTGAACATTTCGATAGTAGATTGTTCTGCTGATGCTTCGTATGTAGCATAAGCAACTCTTAATCTACCAGCCTGTTCGTTAGTCTTTACCCTTTCAGTCGGATTATTTTGCGACCATTTAGTTTTTTGTACTGAATAAGCCATAATTATTAATCCTCCCTATTATTCGTTACAAGCGATCTCTACCATTTTTTCGTCTTCGATACGAGTAGCACCGATAGTCATAGATAGAAATACTTGTGTTGCATAGTTTTTGTCTGCTCTTTCAGATATTTTAGTTTGAATATCTGCACCTACAGCTAAACCTATTGCTGATTTAGTAAATGCTAGAACTTGTCTGCTTGGTGTAGCATCTTGTCCTAACCTCTCGCTTGTCAAGAATTTGAAACCTAAATAAGTATCAATTTGTCCTTGTGCGAGTGCTTTGATTGTATTGTAGTCAGATGATTTAACTTCTGTAATATTTAAGAAGTCCTGAATTTGGTCTGCTGAACAGATCAAAAATCTAGGTTCATCTGGATCTACTTCATTTGCATCAAGAATCTTTTTAGCTGATAAAAGTTTAGCTATTGTAAGATTGTTTGATCCATGAGCAACCTTCTGACCTGCTGGTAGTGCTACTGTTGTACCACCACTAACTCCGCCATAAGCATTGCCTGTTGCCGCCGCAATGATTGCATCATCCATAGCTCTCCCCATTGCATACGCACCTGCTAGTGCATATTCAGATTGAGGTGAAATAAGCATTCTCACTTTGTCTTCATTATCAATCAAGTCTGCCCAATCATAGTCATCCATAGTAACTTTTCTTCTACTATGTGGTGTGTCCATTCTTGGAGTGTCTGAATGTCTTGAAGTTCTTTTTTGAGCCGCAGTTGAACCGATTCTTTCAAAGAAGTGTGCCTTCCCTGTAACAGTTTCTGTTCTAACGCAATCTCTTAAACGAGAACCTTTTTGCTGTGCAAGATGAAATACATTACTCTTATACTGCTCGACAAAAGCAGTTGTTATTTGAGTTGACATATTTTATATCCCTTCATTACTCATTTTAAGAATAGGGGGTAAGTATCACATGATAAATACCATATTCCGTTAATCGGCTTTTATCCTTTCGGGAAACCTTATCGTAAACGATACGATCATATCGGAAGTTTAAAGCCAATCACGGCTACCTATTCGTTATCCAATAAAGGGCGAAATTCGGTACTTATATTATAACAAATATTTTAGCTACTGCCAAATACTTTTTCGTGTAATTGACGCATATGCTCTACTGCATTTTTATGATCTTTGTCATAAGGTTTGTGATAAGCATGATTTGTATTTGCATATATACTATCAATTTCTGCTTTAGCATCTAAAGGTGATACAGCTAATGTATTATTTTGTGTATTTTTAGCCATATCTTCTGTTACTTCTGATCCTATTTTAGCAAAGAATTTAACTACTGCTGGTATATTTCCAGCTTCACCTTTCATTAATTCTTGTAATTCTGGATCACCATAAACTTCTAATGCTCTTTTTGCATTTCTTACTTGTTTATCGTATTCATAACCCCATTCTTGTTTTAAGACATTTTCTGTTTCTTGTTTATCAACAGATATTTGAGTATTTTGCCTTTGGTTTTCATAATCAACAGATTTTAATTGAAAATCAATTAAACCTTTTACTTGTTCATTATTTAAACCCATTTGATGTGCTACATTTCTAAACTGATTTATTTGTTCATCATTAAAATAAGACTTATGAGTATCTGGAATATTTATTTCATATTTATCACCAGATTCTGGTCTTCCTAATTTAGAATATAATTCAGATTTTTCTTCATCTGTTTTTGGTAAAGGTATTCTACTACCTAACATTTTTTGTTGATGAATTAAAGTTTTAGCCGCTGATTCAACATCTTTAATATTACTTAATGTTGCATCATTTTTAATTTCATCAGACAAGGATGATCTCCAATCTGTGGATTGATTATCACTTACTTGCGATCCAAGTACAGTTTCCTGTGTTACAGGTTCTTGTGCTGGATTGTCGTTTTGAGTGGTCGTATCAGACATTTTTATCCTCCTTCATTAGATTAATTATTCTGATTATTACCGATCTTTGTCCTTCTCGGTATGAAGTTTCATGTGGATCATTTTTTGAATATGAACCCCTATGATAATAAGCTGATTTAAGATCAGCTATTACAGCATCACCTTCTTTTGTAGAAAAGGTGTTTTTGTAATCTTGTTTTAATTGTTTTAATTTATCTTCGTCAGAAGCCATATTACATTAGACCTTGTTCTTTAGCCGCTTCTTCTGCTTGTGCCATACCTTCTTGTGCTTCTGGTTGTCCTAATTGATTCATTGCTTGACCTTGTGTTAAAGCTGTTTGTGCTTGTTGTTGGGCCATTTGTTGTTGCATCATATCTTGTTGTGCTTGTGCTTTAGCTTCTCTCATTTCAACTACTTCATCTGTTCCTCTTAATACAGTTTTAGGAACACCTAATAATTTTGCTCTTAATCTAATAGCTTCATCATGGTTTATATTATCCATAATAGCAGGATCAACTTGTCCTACATTCATTGCTAATTGGTATAATCTTTCTATGGCAATAGATTCTTCCATTCTTTGTGAACGAGCAAGTGGGCCTACATATTCAATATCCATTTTTCTATTACCCATAATTTCTGGTGTAGGCATAAATGCATTTGCTCTTACCATAATACCAAAAACTCTTTCAATTAATGGATTTAAAAACTCACTTTGAAATCTACCTAATGTTGGGCCAAGAAGTCTTTGCATTAATTCGTATCTAACTTGTACTTCTGTTGCCGTCATTTGTGGGCCTTCTTGTAATTGTAATTGATCTGAATAATATGCTTGTCTTATTGCTGTTCTTAATGCATTTTCTTTCATATCAGTTATTTGCCAATTAGAACCAATTTGTAATGGTTTAATTGCACCATCTGATCTTACTACTGTAATTCCAGCAGGTGTCATTCTAACTCTACCAATTACTCCGTCATCTTGAACAAGTAATGGTGGATCAATAGCTTTAGCCCATGCTTTTAATCCTATTTCAACTGCTTTGTTTAAAGTTTTAATATCTGGTAATGCATTATAACTTGGTGATCTTCCAAAAATTTCACCTGTTGCTTTAGACCATCTTGGAACTAAATATGGAAATTCATTATAACCACCTGTACGAACTAACATTTTATCTTCAACACAAACATGACAAGAATGAAAAGGTAATTTAGTAGATTTTTCTCCTGTTGCTCTTTCGTAATCTTGCGTTGGTTCTACTGCGTGTATAAAATTAAATTGTTTATCTGGTTTATTTTTTGCGGCTTCAATAATTTTTTCACCTACATTTTCTTCACCAAATTCTTGAATAGCTTGTCGTGCAGATAATTTATATTTTCTATAAAGTGTATCTACTTTTCCATTTACATTTTCTGAAATAAAATATTCTGCTATATGTAATGTATTAAAATGAATTGCACCTTTTTCAAATCCATCATTTGCTTCTTCTACAAATAATGCACCTGTTCCTATTGATGTTAAATCTAAATATAATTCATGTACTTCTGTATTAAAATTTGTTTCATTAAATGTGTCATACATTCTTCTACCAGAATCTTCTAACCATAATTGTACATCTCTATCTGCCATTAATTCTTCATCTCTTAATTTTAAAGTAAACCAAGGTAATGATGGAGATGTTAATGTTCCATGTAAACTTG